TTTGATGGTTTGTGCAATTAAGCCACCTTCTGCTGTTCCACCTAGAACAGTATTACTGTTGGTGGTATTCAGAACTGGCTTTGCAGTTATGACCCTCCATCCTGATTTGTCCCAAGGATATTTTGGTAAGATACCAAAAGCGTTAGCCTCTAAGTTGAGCTGTGCCCATGCATACGCACCATAGATAGCGTTAAAAACGCCAACTGTTGATGTTGTAATTGGAGCATCTGCTTTTCTCAATAGGTTTCTATTATAACCATAATAGAGTGCTTCTAGTTCATCAATGGTTCGTACTTGGACCATATCAGAATCCACCTATCTCCTCTGGAGTTGGCTTGTAGTATTTGCCACTCAGGATGTTTTGTGCTACTTTGCTAAGACCCTCAAAACCTTCAGCTCGTGCATCTTTCAGTATTGGACTGAAATCTTTTGTGAAAGATTTGTCCACTGTTTCAATTGCACTACCTGGTCTAGGTGTCTCAGTCGAGAACTCGTGTTCCGATTTCTGAATCATTTCTGGTTCATAATCTTCCTCAGCCTTGTTCACTGGCTTCTCTTGCATTCTTAGTCCTGATGGATCTTTCTTAGGAGGATTTGAATTTCTCCTATCAGAATCCAGTCCAACTTGATCGCCTACTGGGTAAGGATCATTTGGAACAGTAACTTTTGCACCTACATCATCTCCACCTTGGGTTCCTTTCGGACTCAAAGGTAAATCACTTGGTGTTTCAAGAGCTTTTACTCTCTCAGATATTTCTGAGACAGCTTTTTCTACGCCTTGTTGTGATTGGGCTATGGATTGAACTACATCTGCTAGAGTATCAATACTCTTTGCAACTGTATTTTCATAAGAATCTTGTTCTTCGTCAGATTTAGTGATCTCTACTTGATCAACTTGTTCTTCGTCTGCCATAGTTAAGATATTTAAAGATTTGCTGGTTTATATATATTGTTATACTTGGTTATTAAGGCTTTCTTATACATAGATCTTATCACATCCATTCCTGGTTTTGATGCTGGTATTTGATTTTTGTTAGACTTTACTTCAGGACCCTCGTCTTGTTCATGGTTCTCATAGGCACTTTTGTTTTCTTCTTTAGTTTCCTTAGAATATTCTCCCTGATCATGAAACATTTCAGGATGACTTCTTCTCAATGAACAGTTTTGGCATAAAGGAACAAGATCCTTTGCAGAACCAGGACCCGTTTCTCGTCCATCATAATATATGTCATCTCCTATATATGTTGGTTCAACAGTATTTCCCTTTTTACCTTTCGTACCACAGTCAACACATTTATCTGGGCTCTTCTTATGCCATTCGGTTGCATCATCACTCTTCTTTTTTGATTCATTTCCTATCTCTTCCTCTACAACTTCTGTTATCTGTGCTGATTGACCTGAACCTTGTTTATACCCAGCCTCATGTCCTAGACCTCTCTGACTGCCCATATTCATACCTCCTATACCTTCTTCTGCTTTGTTAGAATCTGATGTGTTTGCTTCTACTACTTCATCTGATACTTTCTTCCCCTCAACTTTTCTCTTCTTCTTCTCTTCCTCTTCTTTTAGTTCTTTTCTGTGTGCAGCGAGTGCATTGATCAGTCGGTAATCCATTATAAACTTCTCTATATCTTCTGCTTTCTCTTTTAACCATGATTTCCATAATGACTTATTAGCAATATCTTCAGGGTCATCTAAGTCTTGGATAAACCCTCCTGATGGTCCTTTTGGTTTAGGTTTAGCTGTTGGTTTTGGTGTTAGTTTTGGTCTTGGTGTTAATTCTAATTTGCGTTTATCAGATTCATCCTGTCGTTCTTTAAAATGTTCCCAAGATTCTTCTGTTCTTGGAGATTCTGCATTCCAATTGATTGGTTTTTTTAATGTACCTACTAACTGTCTTTCCTTTTCCATTTGTACTTGTTCTTCTCCTCTTTTCCTATCTTGTTTTGTACCTGTTGGTCGCTTCATTCTTCTCATACTAACTTTCTTCTTATACCATGATTTCCATAGTGATTTTTCCAAGTGGTCGTCTTGGGCAGAATATTCATCATCCCCATCTATACCACCTTCTACTTCAGGATTAGGATCGCCTTCTGTCTTTGGTTTTTCTTTAGGTGCTTCTACTTTCTTTGGTTTTGGCTTTACTTTAGGTCCTTTTGGAAGTTTTGTTTTAGGGTCTATTGATTCTCTTTCTTTTTTATCAGCTTCTCGTTTTGCTCGTGCTGCTTGTCTGGCTTTCCACCATTTCTTATAATCAGAATGATAACTTTCTTCATCGGATTCTTCTGCACTGACAAAACCTCCTGATGCTGGTGGATTTTTTTTTCTATCTCTTCGGAATTCAGTAAGACTTGTTATAGAATTTGCAGTGTCTCGTTCTTTTTCATATATTATATCTGCTCGTTTTTGATCTTGAATTTCTCGTCTTAGTTGATTTCTTCTATTTGTTGGTTTAGGTTTATCTGTTGGTTTTGTCCATTTTGTATCTTTTGGTTTTAAATTAGTTACTACTTTTGGTCCAACTTGTTCTTTGTGGTGTTGTTTTTTCCCTCCAAATCCTTTGATATGCTTTGGTATTTTCATGTCTACAACCCTGCCTGATGGATTACTTGAAGATGTTTGATGCGATGCTGGTGGAAAATCACCTTTCACACCAGTGTAAGTGTTTTTTTCTTGTCGATCTTTCTCATCTTGAATCTTCTTTTCCTTTGCTTCCTTTTCTGCCTTTATGTCTGCTCTTGATCTTCTATTGGTAGCTTCACTTACATGTCCATATCCCCGTTCTCTCCCTGTTTTTGGTTTGGCTTGCTCTTTCTTAGCATGTGCTTCTTGTAGTTTTTTAGATTCTGGACTATTCCAAGGTATATACCCTTTCTTTTGTTTTTTCTTAGCCTTGTCTATCTGACTAAATAGATACTCATAATTAAGCGACATCTTTGTCACGTTTCACTCTACTGTTAGCAGTATCTCTTGGTTCTGTCCATTCTGTTTCACCTGTGTTCATGCCACCAAATTCTCCATCTTTAACTCTCATAAAATATGACTTTGTCCTTTCCATTCTCTTCGCATATTCTTCTTCTGTTTCACCTACGTGTCTTAACTGGGCAGATTCCCTCAAGCCTGTAACAGAATCGCGTGACCATAGTTTGGAACCATCTGGGTCATCATCTCCCGGCATCACATTGGAGTGAGGCATATCCTGCATTTGCTGTTCACAAAGGGGATCATGAGGTTGACAACCTAAATCATGAACAATTTCTTTTTTGCCTTTCTTACCATCACCAGCAAGAAAATGAGCTTCTGTTTTCCTTAACAGAAAATCTGAAATCTCTACTCGTGTTTGCAAATTCTTTAATCGTGAGTGTATGTGTGTAATAACTGCTTTCTTCGTTGATTGTTTTGTTCCTTTTTTGCCAGGATAAGACTCCACTATATCTTTCTTACCTGTCTTTTTTCCTCCACTTGTTAATTCATTATGTCCAGAATATTCTGCCATAGCAGGTTTTGCAAGTTCCTCAGCGTAGATAGCTTGATCACTTTGTCCTGCACGACTTTGTTTGTCATCATTGAATCTTAATAGAAAGTCTAAATTCTTTAATCGTGTGTGTATGTTTATTATTATTGCTTTCTTCTTTCTCCTCCTCATTCTTTTTTCATTGTTTTCACTTTCTTCCCATTCTTCTTGTGTGATATGATGATCAGAACCTTTCTTCTTACCAGTCTTCCCTGGTTTACCACCACTGTCGACTGTGCCAGTAGGATAATATTCTGGAAATTCTACATAATATTCTTGACCATTTATATCTTTTAGCCATTTTCCATGTGATTTTAGAGGAACTGGTGTATTGTGTGTTTTATGTTCTGCTGAAACTTCATCTTGTTCTTCCTCTCCACGTTTATACTCTGCATTTCTGGTGTGATCTCTAGCACCTATTTTAGAGTTATCTCCTTTCTTCTTTGGATATGGTGAACCACTGCCTGACCAACCTACTTCTCCTGAATTGTTTTCTTCTGCTCCATGACCAGTTCCAACTTCTCTCTTATGTTTCTTACATTTAGGATCTTTACATTTTGGATCTCCACACTTGCATCCTTTTGGTCCTGTGTGTTTTTTACCCATACCTCCTTCATCTGTGTCTTGGTTATACATACCATGTCTATCTCCGTCTGCGTTTGACCAATCTTCTCCTTTATCTGTTGGTCTTACGAAGTGTTTTGGTGTTGGTGGTCTTACTTTACCTGATTGAACTGCTCTATCTTCATCTAGTAAAGTTCCAGCCTTTTCATCTGATACTTTCTTTATTTTCTTATTACAATTAGGACAATCAGGTTTACGTTCATATACCTTACCCCAATCATAGTGTGTATTACAATTAGGGCAGTTAGATGCATCCTCATATATTTTTCGTTCTTTTTCTTTCTTTTCTTTCTTTGCTGCCATTTCTTCATCTGAAACCTTTTGTATTTTCGCTTGGTTTTCTAATGGTGTTTCACTTGGTTGGTCAAGTGTCTTGTCATCATAAACAAGTGCTTCGTTTCTTGCTTCTGGTGCTTTAAGTCCTCCTTCACTGTTATTTGCTTTATCAACATAACAACCATACTTGTCACACTTAATTAACATTCTACCATCACCTAAATCTTCTCCATCTACTGCTGCTTTTGCCAATGTATTAAATTCTGTAATTAATGCAAGTGGTACTGCTGGATCTCTGCATACTGCAACCTCGTAGTGTTCTAGGTCCTTTAGGCTGTATGCTATAGAGCCGTCTTTCATTCTCATTGGTTCTCTGTCAGATTTGGTTGCTCCACCAAATGAAAGTCCCTTATACTCTCCAGATTTAATTTTCTGCCAAATATCATTATCTAACTCATAATTCTTGTGTATCTTACCTGTAACCTTTATTGCCGGATATATTTCTCCATCCTTATCTTTGTATTCTACCTTTGAGTAGTTAATACCTTTACCAATTATCCTATTACTATGTGTATCTGAGATAGGTGCTCCTCTGTCTATCCAAACTGGTAAAACCTTCATTAATTCATCTACTATTGTAACCTCTCCCTGCTTATCCTTTACTTGAACAGTAAGAAAACCCTCAAAATATCTCTCTCCAGTATTAACTGCCGTTAGTCCTTTTGTGGTGAGATTTCTGAAGAATACAGCTTCGCCCATATAAATCTTGATACATTGATATTAATAAAGATTTAGTGAGGGTGTGGTTGTAAAATAATACACACTTCACCTGTCGAGTCTTACTCGTTTTCTTTCTTTGCTTTAGTCACTACATAGTCAGCAGTAAATCCAATCGTCAGACCAACTAATACAATACCTGCATCAGTTAAACCGTCAACAATTTGGACTTGTGCGATAGCCAGAGCAGCAAAAGTAGCAATAATCAGTGATCCTGCGAGGTGTCTTACAGAATAAGATTCCCCATCAGAATGTAACCATCCTCTTAGCGTGTTCAGACCTGCTCCTATTGCTGATGCAATAGCGACAAGTATTAATGCTTCCATTAAATCAGCTAGAATATGCTCTTATTTAAGGATTAAGCATTAGTGAAAGTTGGAAGAATGCTATTAATGAACCTACTATACCCATACTTATGCCTACAAATGATTTATACATACCTCTTCTGTCAAGAGTGTGAGATTGATGCTCATCTACCTTAACTTCTAGTTGTATAATCCTATCGTTATTTTCGTCTATTTTATCTTCCAAACGTCTTATTTCGTCTATTAATTCCATTCTTATTAGTGGTTATAGGAGTTAATATCTTTTCTTGAACCATAGCCAGAATGTATTCTGGGTGTTCTTTTGCCATCATGCTAAAGAATACATCTCCACCTGCCATTCCTACAAATTTTCCACATTTATAGCATAGCCATATCTCATGCATACCATCTCCATATCCATAACGTTTCTTTCCACATTCGCATATCTTTTTATTCACGAGTTAAAATGGAAGCATTTATTAATAAGGTTTATGCTGGTACAGTATGGGCACTGCCATATATGTCTATGAGACAGAAAAAGAATATCTTAAAATATATCATAGAATTGACAAGGAAGTAATGCATTCTGCACCAATACTTGATATTTTTATGAAACCAGATAAAAAACTTTGGGTTGTATCAAAGGTTACAAAAAATAAGGAGAGACCACAGTTAGGAAGAAGTATAGTTAATTTTGTAAATGGTACTGTATTTGAATACTCAAATGGGGATGAAAGACCAATATTACATAATAGTGTTGTATTTAACCCAAAGAAAGGCAGGGTAGAATTTTTCCCAAAAAAACTAAGAGCAGCAGAGTTGTGGATAAGAGTAGACAGGTTTTATGGCATGCCTCCAAAAGGAAATGTGTATTTGGATCAATCAAAAAGATTCTATGATGTTTCTAGAGATAGAATAAACTTTATTTTAAAGAACAAAGATGGTCTTCAAGGTTGACTTCATTCTCGGAGACATAGAGGATCTCTTAAGAATAACAAATCAAAAGCTAGAAAACATTGAAAAGTTACTAGAATTCTTGTTACTTCCACCTGAACTTAAAGATTATAAGAAAGGACAGGAGATGAAAAGAAAGAAACTTAGTGACGTAGAGAAGTAATCTTTTCTATTCTTGGCTTGAGTTTTAAGATTAGTTTGGTTACTGGATATGCTACTATTAGATCAACCAAC